AAGCTCGCCAGATGAATCAGGTTGGTCGGCAGCTTGGCAATCGGATTGGTGCGCAGCGCGTCCAACATGCACAGGCCCTGATTGTCCGACCACTCCCATGTCGCCGGGTCATCAGGGTCTTGCGCCACATCTGCCGGGTTCCAGACCTTTGACCACTTGCCGGTCACATGCACCTGCGGGCGCCCCTGCGGCCAGCGCTCGCCTGACGATTTTCCGCCCCCCTTTACCAGCCGCAGCCACAGGACGGTGCGCCCGGTCCATGCGTCCGTCGGCCAGAACTTGTCCGGGTCTGTCGCACCTGCATCACCCCATTCGGCCATGATCAGATCGGGCGGCGCGGTCTGGTCGCCAAGGCCGAGCCATGCGGTGACGTGATCCGCAAACAGGTCAGTGGTCGCGGTGCCGCCGGTCGAAAAATCCAGCATGTCGCCCGTGAACTCGACCAGCCGGTTATCAAATTCGATGGCCGACACGCTGTGTGACGGGCGCGAATTCAGGATGATGCAGGCATACAGGATGCCATCGTTGACCACCCAGCCGGGCGCCCATGATCCGACAATGCGCGCCTCGCCATAGGCCGTGCGATAGGTCGGCAGGCTGCGCGTGATCTCCAGCTCTCGCGCCTGGTCTCCCATGCTCGGCCGCTTGGCCAGCGCCATCGACGCAGCCGACAGCAGGATAGACGCGCCGACCTGCGCAATGCCGGTCGCAACGGCCGACGAAAATCCGGCAGACATCAGCCAGCCCGCTACGGTCGCGACCATATCAGCCCCACATCCTGCAAAATCTGATACCCACCCTCACACCGACCGGCCCACCAGCCGGGCTGGTCCAGCCCGATCACCAGCGCCGGGCCGGTTGGCATGACAGCCGTCGCCAGCGCGCCGGGGCGCCAGCCGCAGCGCACAAGCCCGGCCCGCTCTGCCAGCCCCGCCGCCAGAGCCTCAAATCCACCCGCGCTGGCGATGATCCGCGCCGCACCCATTGCCGTGCTGTAGCGGCCCCGCAGCGGCGCCATGGGGTCAACGCCATGCAGCCGCTGGAACACGTCGCAGGCCGCCGGGCAGCAGTCAGACACGCCCATGACCATCGGCCCGCGCATGACCGACAGAACGTGATCAATCACCATTTCGGCAGCGCCGCCGTGGTGCGGGCCAGCGCGGCAGTCAGCCATCGGCCAGCGGTATCGCCAGGGTATTCGGCGGCCTGATCCGCCTCGCTGTGATAGGCCGCGGGGCGCAGCCGCTGCGATGATCGCGACACGACAGGCAGCGTGATCGTGCTGCGAATCTCAGCGCCCTCATAGCCCTCGGACGAGGCCATGCCATCGACATAGCCCGCCCAGGCCAACACAGGATCAGATACCAGCACAGTGCCATTGCGGGCCGTGGTCAGCCCGAAATAGATCAGCACCTCCGCGCCCCGCGGGTCCAGCCCCAGCAGATCGTCGATCTCTTCGGGCAGGCCGCCCAGGGTCAACATGCCATCGCTGACCGCAAGCCCGGTCATCTCGCCGGGCAGCGTCACGCCACCCATGCTGCCCACGCCGATCCAGTCATGGCCGCCCCAGGTGATCGTGCCAAAATTGCTGTGCGCGCGCTGCGCCCCGCCCGGCCAGTCAACATAGACCAACATCACCGGGTGCAGCGGTTGATCCAGCACGGCCAGCATTCCGGCGGGCACCCCGCGCGACATTACCATGGATCGACCTCCGTCGCGCCCGCATATTCGGCTGGCAGCACCTCGCGCAGATCGACGGTCAGCGTCCAGTTGTCGCTCACGTCTTGCGTCCCGCGCGGCGCCGTCATGACCTCGAACACCACGCTCTCGGCATCCTGCAGGCTGATCACGCCGACGGGCAGCGGCGCGGTCAGCTTGATCGTCACCGCGCCGCTGGCATCGCTCACCGCCATGGTAACCGCCTGCGCCGTCACGCTGTCAGCCCCTGCAGGATAGGATCGCACCACATCATCAGGCCGCGCCACAATGACATTGGGCGGCAGGCCCGTCAGCGTGATCGTCGGATAGCCATCCGCGCTGGTGCCGGTGGTGGCGATCCGCACCGGCCCGGTGAACCAGCGCAGCGGGTTGCCGCCAGCAGTCCACGACAGGCTGGGGTCTGTCGCCGTCGTCCAGGTCAGCGGCTGGGTGAACAGCCCGCCGCGTGCCCGCGCGCGCGCCTGATCCATCCACCAGTTATCGCCGCAGACCGACATGCGGACCAGATCAACGCCGCCGTCAAGCTCACGCCAGAGCTGCGCCATATATCCAGCCCCGGCCCGCCCCAGCGACAGCGCCGACACCGACAGGCTGGTGACGCGGCGGGCGGGCCCGGCAGATGATACCGCCCGCGCGCCCGAGAATAGCCCGCGCGACCGCGCCACCGGGCGCTCGACCATCGGGGCACGCGAGACAACGCCGACCGGCGGCCAGGATACAATGCGCATCAGATCGGCACCTCTCGCGCGCTGCTATAGGTCGCGGCCACGGCGTCCCTGACCATGCCGGGTTGGGCATTCTTGATTTCGCGCACGGCCACAGCACCGGCCACCCGCATGATCACACCATCGTCGGTGTAGGCCGTGACGGTGATCCCTTGCGGCGCCGACGCAGATGCACGCGCTGGCACCGCCCGGGACACGCCATTGCGCCGCATCGCCTCGACAGCGGCGACGCCCCCGGCCCGCGCCACATCGTCCTGCGAAAACACCACCTCGCCACGGTGAACGACACCGGCAGGTTGGTTTCGCCCGCCGGGGCCGGTATAGCCGCCCGCAGAAAATCCCAACATGCCGAGAAACCCGCCAGTCGCGCCACCGAGGCCGCCAGTCCAAAGCGCCTCAAAGCCGCGCATCGCCAGCATTTCGGCCAGCTTGCCGATGACGTTGCCAAGCGCATCGCCGAAGCTCTGCGCCCCGGTGATCAAGCCGGTGAAGGCGCTGGACAGCGTGCCCTTTGCTTCACTAACCGCGTCCCTGAATTCGTCGTGGCGCTGTTTCGCGCGCTCAAGTTCAACCGATGCGTTCGCGTAGCTCGCCGCAAGCGCGTCGATCTCGGCGCGCAGGGCCGGGGTGATCTCCTTGCCAGCCTCTTTTGCCTCTTGCAGCAGTTCGGCCTTCTTGCGCGCAACATCCAGAGCCACGCCGTATTCGTCATAGCTCAGCGCCAAGCCGTTCAGCGCCTCGGCCTCTGCAAGCAGGCCTTCGACCTCGACGCGCCAATCCTTCATGCCATCGCCAAAGCGATCTTTCCCGCCGCCGCCACCCTTGGACTTGCCGCCGGAAGCGCCTTTCGTGCGAACATCGTCAATGGCGTCAGGGACGCCGTTGCCGTCCATGTCGACGGCAAACTCTGGTGGCCTTTGCGTTGGGCGAACCGCTGTGGTGGGAGCGTACTGACTTTTGCCCACAGACGGCTGGCCGCCCCTGCCGACAGTTTCGAATGCTGGCCCCGCGGTCGGCCCTGGCATGTTTGCCCTGAGCCTTGCAGCTGCATCTGCCGCTGCGCCAAGGATACGGAGAAGCGCGCCAACCGCACCAACTGCGCCTGACACATCAACGCCATCGATGCTTTCAATCTCGGACAGCGCGCGATTTGCTTCGCCGCCGACTTCCGTCAGCGCATCCCGAAGGGCCTCCCCCTGCAGCTGACCCTTGGCTGCCTGGTCTGATACCTCGCTCAGCCTGTCGATAATCCCGTCGATCTTGGACGCTGCATCTGACGCGCCAACCTGATCAAGCGCATCGACCAAATCCAATAGAGCTACTTCGGCATCGACAGCGCCATCAGCGAACCTTTGATGGGCAGCGTTTATCTCATCCAGAATACCGGCAGACTCGCCATCCTGAATTGCATTTTGCAGGCCTGTCATAGCCTCAGCCGATTCATTCAAGGATTTGACGTCGAGCTGTTCGGCCAAAAAGCTTAGAGCCTTGAACCAGGCGGGCGCGCCCTCGTCTGAAAAATCTGCCAGATCAACCGCAATGGCTTTAAGATAGCCCGAGACCCGCACCATCAATTCTGAAAATTTTCTATCAATTTCGTCGGCCTTGGCGATCAGACTGTCATCCAGCACCGCGCCAACTTCATGCGCCCTTTCGATCAGCTTTCGAAGGCCTTCATCGCCCGTTGCCAGCAGTTCAACAAAGCGCTCGCCACCTGTGCCGCCGAAAATTTCATCGGCAATGCGGATTTGAGCAGCCTTGTCCATGCCCTCAAGCCGTCCGACGATTTCCAGCATGAGCTCAGACGGGTCTTTTAACTTGCGTTGCAGGTCGATTGCCGAATACCCAAGCCGATCAAAAGCCTCCTTTGCTGGCCCCGCCCCGGTCTTGATCATTTCATCGGCGCGCAGGTTCAGTTCCTTAAAGCCGTCAACTAGCTGGTCAACACCAATGCGGTTTTGCTCGGCTACGAACTTCCACTCCTGGAATGCCTGCGCGCTTAGGCCGGATCGTTTTGCCTCGTCGCCAATCTGCGCAATTCCGCGGATCGTTGCTGCAAGGCCCGTTGTGAGCTGCCCTATTGCTGCCGTGACAATGCCTCCAGCAACGCCACCAGCGAAGCCGATTGCAAAATCCTTTGCAGATGCCTGCATCTGATCAAGGTTTTGCTGCACCTTGCGCGACATGCGCGTGGTGCCTTGCTCGGCATCGCGCGTCAGCTTGGCGATCAGCTTGTTGTTTCGATCCATCGCGCGGGCGAAATCGCGGTCCTTGGCCTGCAGAAGGATCGTGATGCGCTCAAGATTCTCGTCAGCCATAGCGCCTCACAAGCTCATCGAATTCTTCAATCGTCGGCGCATCTGGCATCTGGTCGCCCTGCGCGCTGTTCCAGCCGCTGATCAGCAGATCAGTGTCAAGCGGCGTCATGGCCCACACCTGCACAGGCAGCAGCCCCATCACACCGCAGATGTTGCAGACCCGCTCTCTGGCGCCGTATCGCTTGACGCTGGCGCTGCCCTCACGCTGCGCGAACCAGCGCTTTTTTTTTGAGGCTTTATCGCAGCCGGAACGAATGCCAGCCCAAGCAGCCGCACCGCAACGCCGCGCAGGAACAGGTTTTCCGAAGGCGGCAATGATGCCAGAAGTGCATCAGCCCTCACGTCATCCATTCCAGCGCCGATCAGCCCCAGCGCGACCAGATCGCGCACATGGCGCACCTGCGGCGGTGACGCCTTGCCGATCAGTTGATCCCACAGCTCGAAGATCCCGAAAGGCGCATACTGCACCTCGAACCGTTCGATCTCCGCATTGCGAAGCTGCAACCGGCGGATTTCGCCGCCGATCATCTCCGAAAGAGCGTCAGACGTGCCAGCGACTGCCATCAGGCCGCCGTGAAGGTGACGGCGCCAGACGACGCCAGAGCAAGGCTGTAGGTCACACCGCCGTCTTTTTCGCCGCCGTATTCCACGCTGGACAGGAAGAAACTGCCCTCGAACGTGCCGAAGCTGGGCACGATGATCTGGAAGTTGGCGAGGCTGTCGGCGGCCATTGCCAGCGTGTTCAGGGCCAGCTCTGCCGCCTCATCCTTGAAAAACCCGTTGCCGGACACCGAAACCCGTTTGGTTCCGCTCAGCACCTCGGTCCACAGCGCGCCGCCCGGGCTGGCGCAGTCGGCAGTGGTCACGTCGATTTCGCTGTTGTTGATCGTCAGCGTCTTGGAGTTCAGGCCGCACAGCACGGTGAAAACCTCGGTCGGGGTGGCGCCGTCGCCAATCTTGATCAGGAGCGAGCGCCCCTTCTGCTTTGCCATGATCTGGCTCCTTTATGGTGGAGTGCCTTGCCAAAGGGCGAGAATGGCTCAACCGGCCAGAGCGGCCTCGAACGCCACGATTGCGACGTAGCTTTCACCATCGGCCGCGCGCGTGGCCGTCTGTGTCGTGTAGGTGCACCAGTCGGCGCTGTAGCCGGTCATCGCCGCGGTGATCGCGGCCTCTTGATCATTCAGCGCGGCGCGGATCGCATCCGCAATGCGGGCCGCCTCGACCCGGCCCGAGGTCGGCCGAGAATGCGCCTCGACCGAAAAGGCGATGCTGTGATCATCAACGCAGGACAGGCGTTCCGGCGACAGGTCGATGTTGCCAAGGCGCACGAATGGAAAAGTCACGGCCTGCGGTGGCTCGTCATAGACCCGCGCGCCGACCAGTGCCGATACCCCCGCATTGGCGCGCAGCACGGCAATCAAGGCCTTCTGCAGCGCAAGGCCTGGGCCGTCAGCCATTGAACAGCTCCTTGACGGCCTTGTTGACGGCGCGCTTGGCCCGGCCCTTGTAGCGCTTCCGGGTGACGGTCAGCGCCGGGTTGACGAAGGGCCGCGGCCCGCGCTCGCCTTCAATCACCTTCGACTTGGGGCCGAAGTCGCAAAGATACGATCCATCTGCATTCTGCGTGCCGGTGATCTTGTCGCGCTCGTGGCCATCCTTGTGCACATCACCGGCAACCGGGATCAGGATCTTCGCGGTGCGCACCAGCTCGTCGCCGCTTTGCTTCACCGCACGGTCCACGTTCTTCTTGATCCGGTCGGGAAGTTGCGACAGCTTTCGCATTACTTTGTCAGCGCCAATTACCGCCATGTGGGGCCCCATGAAATTTGTCTATGCACTGATCGCGGCGCTTGCTGCGCGGATAATCTGGGTGATGTTCTTCGCCGCCCCGTATCTTTCTCAGGATGATCTGGACAGGCTAGGCCGCGAGTGCGCGCGCTGGATTTCCGAAGAATATGCAGACGGCCGGGCCACCACTGTTGGCGGCCACTGGACAAAACGCCAGAGGCACGTTTTCGAGATACTTGCCAGCCGATCAGGCGGAGAAAGCCAAGATATTGTGCTATGCGTCGTTGATGTTGAGGCGCGACAGATGATGAAGCCGTCAATGTTCGACATGCACAATTGGCGCTAGGCCACCCCCGCCTCGCACAAAAGATCAAGCATAGCGCGGTCATTGCCGACCTCGGCCACGCTGCGGATATTCCAGACGCGGCCACGGATCACCGCCCGGTCGGCCTCGGTGATTGCCCGGCTGTCAGACGATGCGCGAATCCGAACCGTTGCGGTGCGGCTGGATTCGACCCTGCCAGCGGCCACGGCCTCTTTGCCGGTGGTTTCGCGCACATCGGCCCAGACCGTCAGAAGATCGGCCCATCCGACCACCGTGTTGCCATAGCCATCATCTGCGGTTGCGGCGCGCTGGATGGTGATGCGGTCGCGCAGCTTGCCCGCGGTCACGCCGAAACCCACCTGTCGCGATGCAGGTCAAGGATCATCTGCACCGCCTGCGGGGCCTCGGTGAGCGTTTTCTCAGAGGCCGACTCGCGATTATCATACCAATGTCCGACAAGCAGCTTCATGACCGAGATCAGCTCCGCTGGAACCTCGGACATGCCCACCGTGATCGTGACCGTGATCGCGTCATCGCGCCGCCGGGCGCTCGGCCATGCCTTGCCGTCCTTGGGGCGCAGGCGCGGGCGGTCAGGATGCCGAAACAGGTAGAAGTCGCTCACCGTC